CAAATTGAAGATATTAATATGGCGTATGCGCAAAAGCAAAGGAGTGACTTTGGAAGTTCTTGCTTCAAAAACAGGAATAGGAAGTTCAACTTTGAATGATTATGAAAATGAAAAATATTCTCCGACTTTGAAAAATTTAGAAATGATTGCAAAGGCATTAGATTGCAGGATATCAGATTTGTACGAGTCGGAGTATCAATAAAAAATAACGATTTTACAGCATATGCATATTAATAAAAAAATTTTTCCGGAATTCCGGATAAATTACAAAAAATATGGAAAAATTTGTCGAATAATGTTATAATATTTCCAGCAAGGGGGATGAGTGTTGAAAAAGAAAGTACTCCTTGTAAAAAAGTTACATGGGGGTAGATTAAATGGAAGAGCTCAAAAAAATTATACTTGAGTTGCTAAGCCAAACAGATGACAAAGAGGATAAAAAGTTTCTTTATAGAATATACATTTCTTTAAAGGAATATGTAAAGGAGAAGTCGAAATAACTCGGCTTCTCCTTTATTCTTCAATGTTTAAAATTTTTTTCATAAAAGATTCTATTTCTTTTAATATTTCAGGTTTTGTTTCAGCGATGGCATTTACCCATCTGATTATTGTTTCGTCATCAGTGCGTTGTAGTTTAGCAATATTTATAGAGTATCTTTCTTCACCGGAAATTGGGTTTTTCATATCTCCTTTACCGGTGCGCAGCCATTCTTCATTTATTCCAAATTTTAAACATATAATTTCAACAATTCTTTCAGATACTCCTTTTCTTAAATTTTCAATATCAGAAACATGTCCTTGAGTTAGTTTTATTTCCTGTGCAAAATCATTTTGTTTCATTCCCAGTTCTTTTCGTATTTCTTTAAAACGTTTACATATTTTTAATTCAGATTCAGTCATTTTCTGTATCACCTCATTTCTTTAGAAGTATATCATAAAAAATATCACTTTGCAACAAAAAAATATTGACAATATAGTTGTTAAGTGATATATTAAAATTACAAAACAACAAAAAGAAAAGAGATGATGATATGGAAAGAGGAAATAGTATAAAACTTACAGATGATTCATTGACAAATATAAAATTGATGTTGCCTTTACTTGATGGTAGAACTAAAGAGCGGTTTGTGGATATGATATATGGGTATTGTATAAGTGAGATGTATTCAAAAGGTAAAACAAAGCGCTCTTGTAAATCTCCAGAAAATGAATAAGAAAGCAAAATAGAAGACACATAAGGGAAACCTTTGTGTCTAAAATTTTAGCAGGATGTAGAACTAATATATAAATAAATTATTTTTGAGTTTCATAGTCTATGATTTGTTCTACAATGAATTGCACTTTAGGATTAAGCTTGCGATAATCATTGATAAGTTGTTCTTCTTTTTTGGTTAAAATTAAATGGTCCATTTTTTTAGGAATTGGTTCCACTAAATCATCATCAACCCAATAATCAAGGCTGATGTCAAAGTAGTTTGATAACTTTTTTAAAGTTGGAAGTTTGAGTCCTTCATATCCTCTTTTATACCAGCCGTCAATTGTAGTATATGGGATATCACAAGCTTTGGATAGCATGTTTTTATTCATATTTTGCTTATCCATCAAAAAATTTAATTTATCTAAAAAATCCATTTGTTTTACCTCCTGACATAAATATATCATAAAATTAGTTATAAATCAACAAAAAATTACCTTTAAAAGTAAAAAAATACTTGACAAATTACTTTTAGAAGTATATTATACAATTAATAGTTACTTTTAAAGGTAGAAAGGAGAGAATAATATGTATTTGAATTTGAAATGTGTTTTATATCAAAAAAATATCGCTATAAAGCAGTATGCAGAATTTTTAGGAGTGAGTGAAAAGACAGCACAAAATAAGTTACAAGGTGTTACAGATTTTACATATCCGGAATTTAAAAAAACATGTACAGTTTTATTGCCAGAATATAATGCAGATTATTTATTTACAGAAAATACTTCAGAACAAGCAATGTAAAAAGGAGGCTTAATATATCACTGTGAAAAGAATCAAAACAAAACATGTAGCCGAACTTATGGGAACAACAATATTTCAGATACAAGGTTCAATGCAGCTTAATCTTTTGGACATTGGAGTATATAAAAAGAAGCCTGGAGCAGAGAGAGGAAGTTATATAATCATTCCTTCACGACTTGCAGCAGAAATGAAAATTACAGAACAAGAACTATTTGAAAGATTAGAACAAATTGGATGGTAATATTGACAAAAGAAAGGTGATTTTATGGGTGGATGGACAAAATTACACAGAAACTTACTGAACAAATCTATATGGCAATTATCAACACCAGAACAGAAAACGATATTAATTACACTTCTATTAATGGCGAATCATGAAGAAAGAAGTTGGGAGTGGAACAATCAGAAGTATCACTGCAGACCGGGGCAGTTTGTTACCAGTTTGGAGAATATTGTAGAAAATTGTGGAAAAGGTATCACAATACAAAATGTTAGAACTGCATTAAAAAGATTTGAAAAGCTGGAGTTTTTAACAAATGAATCAACAAAGAATGGAAGATTGATAACTATTATAAACTGGGGTATTTACCAATTGGATGAAAATAAAACTAACAAAGAAACTAATGAAGAACTAACAGACAATCAACAAACAGCCAACAAAGACGTAACAATTAACAAGAATGAAAAGAATGATAAGAATGTAAAAAACAATAATGTGCACAGCAAAGAAATTTTAGAACTGTTTGAAAAACTGTGGAAGCTGTATCCAGTAAAAAAAGGCAAGGGGCAAGTATCTTTAACTGCCAAGAGGCGTCTATTTAAAGTGGGCTATGAAGAAATGGTCAGAGCAATGGACAGATACATCTCAGAGCTAGAAAAGGATAGCGACTGGCGGAAGCCGCAGAATGGAAGTACATTTTTCAATGGCGGATATATAGATTATCTGGATGATAATTATATCCCACAAAAGGAGGTAAAAACCGGAGTAAAGAAAAACAGCTTTAATAATATTCCCAGACATGATTATGATTTTGACGAGCTGGAAAGACAGTTCTTGCAAAGAAGATAGGTTTACAGAGAATAAGAACAGGGCAAGAAGAGTAAAAGGAAAGGAGTATCAAAAAACATGACAGTAGAAGAAATCAACAATATATATTATATAAACAAAGAAATAGAGAAGATACAAAAAGAGCTTTATGATTTAAGAAACAAAAATTTTTATGGGAAGAATATTCTGACAGGTATGCCAAAAGGAAATTGGGACGATGATATCTTCTCTGATTATGCTGAAGATATTAAAACGCATGAAGATATGTTGCATTATAATCTCAAAATGCTTTATGTAGAAAGAAAGAAGATGGAAGAATTTCTAGCCTCAATAGAAGATGCAGAATTAAAAATTATCATTCGGTTAAGAGCAGTAAATAATATGAAGTGGGAAGAGATTGGAGAAGAACTTGGAATGGACAGAAGAACGGCTTCAAGAAAATTTTATAAATTTTTTAAGAAAAAATAGATTTGCCCACAATGCCCACGGAGTATGTGGTATTATGGTATTGTCGAAAGACAAGGGAAGAGAGGTATTTAGATACTCCTTTTATAAGCACTCAAACTGGCGATAGAAAAAGCATCTCAAAAGGGTGCTTTTTCTGTTGTAGAGAAACAGGTGGGAAGGTGGTGTTGTGGCAAATTATAAATTAGCAGAAAGAGATTATTTTTGGAGGTGCATTTCATGATTAATTCTGTAATATATGGAATCAGTACAGCTTTGAATACGGAGTTTGGAAGCAGTTATAAGATTTATATGGAGGAAGTAAAGCAGGACCTTAAAGAATCCTGTTTTTTCATTTTGTGTAGCAATTCAGCCACAAAATTATTTGCAGGAAAACGTTATTTAAATCAAAATATATTTTGCATTCAGTATTTTCCAGAAACAGAAAATGTTTATCAGGAATGTAATCAAATTATGGAAAGGTTATATGACTGTCTAGAGTATATTTTTCTTTCTGCTGAGGAAAAAACTCTTCGTGGCACGCAAATGAACGGGAAAATTGTGGAGAATGTTTTAAACTTTTTTGTAAATTATGACTTCTTCACTTATAAAACAGGGGAGGAAGAAACTATGGAAGCCATAGAAATAAAAAATGGCGTGAAAGGCGGGAATATGAATGTTGAATAAAAAGGGTGATTTAGATATAGCAGCGAAAAATATAAAAATAACAGATTTGCAGCCTGAACCCAAATTTGAGAAAAAGCAGTTGCTTGTATCAAAAAAGTATTTTTCGAGAAGAGACCTTATGGATGCTCTGCTTGAGGATAAGAAATTATATACAATAACAGAGATTGAAAATCTCATAAATAAATATAGGAAAGGAATGGTGAAGTAAATGGCTTTAGGAGGAGGTAGTTTTACTACACAGAATAAGGAG